CCTGTTGTAAATGCTGTAGTCTTACTAGCGTTGTTGTAAAATAATAAAGGGTGTCCTGAGTTAGATGCATCTGATTGATCAAATTTATAGTGATAAGGTTTAGATGTATCATTACCTTTAATCTCAATAATAGGTGATTCAATACCATTGATAAAATAACCGTTAGAACTACCTACACCGTTATAAGGGTGAGCTGCAGTTTTTGATGCAACAGTTACAGTATAAGTTATCGGAGTAGATGAAGATGCATAAGGACTAAGGAATCCTCCGCCACCAGAATCTTTACTGATGATCAGATTACCGTTTTGGTCCTGTATTGTATCTACTTTTAATATACTGCTCATCTATTCTTGATCCCATTGTTGTGTTTCTTCATTCCAAAGATAAAAATTATCATCGTCAGGTAATGGAATTGGTGCTTCCCATAAACAACTTGTACTATTTAATGTCCAAGAAGGAAATGGCTTAGGTGGTATAAATGCATCTTTTCCTAAATCGTAAGTATAACCTATTCCAGCAAAATTTTTTCTTAAAGCTTTTGATTGATCACTACTTGCTAATCCTGTATTAGGATCATAGTGAACGCCTCCTCTAGTATTATAAGACGTTTGAATCCATTTTCCAGGCTGTCCATCTATATAAGAATTTATAAAATCAGATTCAGCTACAATAACTTTTGTTACTTTTCCATTTTCTATTTTTGCATAATGTGCCATATTAAATCCTTAAAAACCTGTTGTATCATATCTTATTATAACTAAACCAGAACCTCCAGTTCCACCAGTAGCAGAATAGGGGCTTCCACCGCCACCGCCACCTGTGTTAGCTGACCCATTTGATCCTGCCGCTGCGTATACACCTCCAGCTCCTCCGCCACCAGCTCCCCCAGGGCCTGCTGAAGAACTACTGTGGCATGATCCTCCACCACCACCTGCTCTTGTGGTTGAACTTCCATTAATACTACTTGCTCGACCTGCTCCTCCAGTGGCTCCGTTACCTCCAGATTTAGGTTGCCCTATTTGACTAGCACCACCTCCACCACCTCCATTATTATTTCCTCCATAATCACTTGCTGCTGAAGTACCTGCATAACCTTGTCCAGATGTTCCAGATCCACCATCTACTGGATAATCATCTCCACAACCACCACCAGATCCACCATCTCTTCCATCACCATAAACATTATCTGCGGAATCGGCTCCTCCTCCGCCACCTCCAGTAGAAGATAAACTAAAAAATGAAGAAGTAGATCCATCATTACCTCTTGCTGCTTCACTTGCAGCATTTGAGTTACCTCCTGTACCTCCAGCACCTACAACAACTGCGTGTGTTCCAGCAGTTACAGTAGCTGGACTTTCTGCAGATGCTCCACCACCAGAAACTTCACCTGGAACAGAGCAACGATATCCTCCTGCTCCGCCACCTCCTGCCCAGTGTTGACCACCTCCACCACCACCAGCAATAATTAAATATTGACAAGATAAAGAAGGTATTTGGTTTACAAAATTAGATGAAGATGTAAAAGTGTGTACTCTAAAATTTCCTGTATTTGAAATCGACCCACCTGTAGGCGCTGCAAGTGCAGCCTTATCAACTCCTGTTGAAGTTAGAGCACTAGAATTAGTGACTTTAATTGTAACATTATTTCCAGCAGTAACATTATTATAAACACTACTTGGTACTGCGACTGTTGCAGCTGTATTCGAAGTAGGGGTGACTACTACGTTTACATCGATGCTATCAGAAGTTTGTTGAAAATTTACAGTTAAATTAGCAGCTAAAAAACTTGTTCCTGCAAGTGTTAAATTTGAGGCAAAACCAACTACAATATTTCCTGATATTGAATCTATAGTGGGGTTTGATAAAAATATGTTTGAAGTTGGAACAACCCAACCATTTGCTGCTCCTGAATAAACTAACCTTATACCTTGGTTATTTCCATTTAAAATTTTATTATTTGTTGAGCCCTCTATTTTTTCAGAACCGTTAGCACTAATAGTAAAATTATTTGTTACAAAAGTACCTGTTGCATCTACTGCTTCCACATAATCACCCACGTTTCCTGCAGGTAAATTCATAGTTACAGCATTACTTGAAGTATCTATAAAATAACCTTCTGTATCTGCAGCTGTAAAAGTAGAGCTTTTTAAACTTGTCTGCCAAGCAGTACTAGCTTGTATAGTAGTTGACCCACCCAAAGCAACTGTTGCACCATTTATAGTTACTGATGAATTTTCAAGTTTAACATTTGCAACAGATCCATTAGGAAGGGTGAATGTAGAGCTAGACGCATCAAACGTTGCACCAGCAGGAATAGTTATAGTATCACCGCTATCTCCTAGTTGTACATCTGTCCCTGATCTTGGACTTATTTTATTTACTTTTACTTCACTCATATTAATATTGTAATGACACTCCTCTAATTCTAGCTTCTTTACTTCCACTAGCTTGATTAGCAAATTCTATTTTATATTTTAAACTTGTTCCTGCTGTTACACTCAAGTCATTTACTTTTGCCATCTTAATACCAGTAGCAAAGTCAGGCATAGCAACTAATGTAGCTGTTGAATAATTAGAACCACCATCAGCAGAAAGTTTTAAAACTATGTCTGTATTTAATGTATTAGTACCTGCATGGTTTTGATAAGTAATAACTGCTCCCATTTTATTAGTTGATGTAGACGCAGTAACGTTTGGACAAGTAAAATTACCAGTTGCATTTAAAGTATCCGTATATTCTGTTATTGAATAACTAATATTCCAATCTGGAGAACTATCAATCCATTGAGGGAAATAAAATCTTAAAGTTGAACTAGCACTTTGAGAAGCAAATCCAGAACCTGTAGATAAACTACTTCTTGCATTTACAACATTGCTAAATGTTTTTGTAGCAACTGTGTATCTATAAGAACAAGTAGCAGGAGCAGTAGTATTACTTCCAAATGTTGAAAAACCTGCACCATTTCCACTACCTTGGTCAAAATAATAACCATCTGGATTACTTGAACCTAACCAAACACCAGAAGCAAAAGTTGGTCCATTACCACCACCAACTGTATTAACAGTAAATGAAATATCATAGTAACTTCCTGGAGAAGATACTGTATTATACCAATATACACCAGACCCTGAACCACCACCAGCTATAGTGGTTGAATTTACTGTAACACTTGAGTTTGTACCACCTGTTTTTGATAAGGCGTATGCTGAAGAAGAAACTGTTCCTGTACTTACATATTCATCTGAACTTCTAAATGTATTAGCACCATTTGTGTAACCTGAATTATCTTGAAACACATCAACATATGTCGAATTAGTATTGTAGGCAGCTTTGTTTTCGTCTGACGCTTGTCTTAAAGCTAATGTAGAAATATCATTTACAATTTGATTATCATCAAAACTAGTGGCATATTGATTTACACTTGATTGACTTATTCTTGCGTCTGCAAATGTTCCTGAGTTAATTGAACTTGCAGGAAATATATATTTTAAATCTTTATAATTAGCCATATTATTTCTCCGTTAATAACCATCCTTGAGTTGCATCAACATAAACCAATCTAAAAGCAGCTCGTTCAGTTGCTACTGTCATGTCTGATGCTGCACCTTGAATCTTATGTCCATTTCTTCCAATTATTATATTTTGTGAATCTGCTGTAGCACCATAATCTATTACACTTACTTCATCTCCTATAGATGCAGATGTTGGCAAAGTCACGGTAACTGCTCCTCCTGCTGTATTTACAAAATAACCCTCTCCAGCGATTGCATTAAAATTTGAAGTTTTTACAGCTTGCCATGCTGTTCCACCAACACCAGACGGTAAATTTACTGTTGCTGTAGATAAATTTACAGTGTCACCAGCTTCACCAATTTGTAAATTGGTTCCTGACTGAGGTATTACTTTATCTACTTCTATTGTACTCATTATATAATTACCAAATTACCTGTTACTGTTATTGTTCCTGATACTGTTACTGGTCCTGCTAATACACCTGAGTCCATAGTTTGAACTTCATCTAAAGTAGATGCATGAGTTACAACGTAACCTGTTGCTTCCATGACAGGTGACATTGCTTTTTTAGCAGGAATGGTACAAAAGACTTCTTTCTCTTCTGAACCAAAATTAATTTTAGAAGTGTTTCCTGATGAATTACTTATCACTGTGTCTCTAGATAGAGTATCGGGAGAGGCATCGGTTACTGTACCAATACCAACTTCAAACTTATCTGCACCTGTTTCGGATATACAATAATACGTAGTATTAGTTGTACCCACTCCAGCTACAAATGTTATAAAGTCCTGTGAAGCACCAGCTAGGTTTAACGTTCCCGTTCCCGAGGTAGTGCTTGTCTCTTTAACTCTATCGTTAATGACAAGTGCCATCTAAACCTCTTACGTTAATCTTAATATTGCAGCAGATGTTGTAAATGCAGGGAACTGAATTGTAAACGTTCCTGCAGTTGCCGTTTTATTTCCACCAAAATCTAAAACACAAACAGCGTCAGTAGTATTTGAACCACCGTTAGTTGTTGTATTATAAATTAAAGCTCCTCTAGCTGTTAATGTTACTGCTGTAAAAGATAAGTTAGCAAAACTAGTAATTGCTACTGATGATGACATCTTAACACCTTGGTTAACAAGTGCTTTACCACCTGCAGTATAATTTGATGAAGTTACTTCAGTTCCTGTTCCACCTAAATTTGGTGAGTAATTTGTAGTTGATTTACCTAATGTTGCTGTATCTTTATACATCGCCAATTTATATGTATCTGTTGATGCATCAAAATCGTGACTTCCTTGAAGTAATTCTTTTTTAAAAGAATCACAAATTGCGTTCGTTGTTATAGCCATAATATTTCTCCTTTAATTTTTTATGGTGATGGTGAAGGTACTTGAACTCTAGGTACCCCATCATCGTATTCTGCTCGTCTTCTTCTCCCCATTTGTTGGAGAGCAAAATTTTGTATACTTTCATTATACTTACTTTTATATAGATTGTACATATCCATGGGACCTTTGAGATAAGCAAAAGCCTCTGTAAGTACTCCATCTAAAAGCATTCCTTGTTGGTATGTTGATAAATAAGTTGTGTTAGTAGAGGTAAAACTTGGTGGTGTAATAATATAATTGAGTTGTACCCCATAAGCTTGATCTGGAGTTGGAGCTACAACAATCGAAGACTCATCCCAATTGGCATAGTATTTAGGTAGTCCTGTTGTGCCACTACCATTGTATTCTGATATAAAACTTGTGTCTCTTTTTTCTAAAAAAGTTCTAGCACTAGTAATACTAGTATCAGCAAATACTTGTAATGATCTAATTACTAAAAAATCTGCAGGCGTTACTAAATATCTTTTGTTTGCAGTGAATGATGAAGTTGCGTATTTTCTTGTGTCATCATAATCCACGGCTCCTGCAACATTTAATTCTGTGTTTCTTATAAATTGACCAATAAGAGTATCACTCAATACATTTGAGTCTACTTCTGTGTAGTTTCGAACTTGTGTTAAAAAATCTGAATAAGTTATAGCCATTATGTAATACTCACGGTTACTGAATTAATTTGCATAGATATTTGTCTTCTTCTATTTTGTAATGACGGATCTGCAGGAATCATTGATGATGTTCCTTGATTAAAAAATCCAAATTGTCCTGGTAAAGTTAAATTTGCTACACCAACTGTAATACCTCCAGAATCAGCTATAGTTGTGTCGTTAGCTGCAACAGTTGTAGGTTGTTGAAATCTTTGTGATCTTGTATTTTGTAAAGCTACTGCATCTGCCTTATGATAAGGAGGGTCTAGTTGTGGGTGTTTAGGTTCAAACTCTGATATATGAACTAAAGCACCTGTCCACTCTTTAACCATTTCTTTATATGGAAATGCTTGTCCAGATCTATCAGATATTGCCTGACTTCTTTTTCCTGTAGCGTAACTCATTAAGAACCACTCCCAAAATAAGTTTGTGGAGAAATATAAACTGAAGTTCTTGAACCATCTTCGTTTAATGCTCTAATTAATTCATCTTCATATAATTGTTTTAATAATTGTATTCTGTCTGGTGCTCTTTTTTGTGATAAATAATATGCAAGGCCAGAACACATACAAGGTAAAAATCTATAAGCGACATCAGGTGTTTTTGTAAATCCACCTGCATCTTCAATTCTATTAATTGTATAAAATTTTAATGTTGTATATGTAGTTGCATCAGGAGCTAAGTATAAACTTATAGTCGGTGTTGTTTGTCTATCAACGTAATACTGTGATGGTTGTCCTGTTTGTAATTTATTCGGAAGTGCAGCATAAGCTGATCTATCAATTTTTGTTAATGAGATATCGTTTGTTGATGATGTATTTCCTGCTGCGTTTGTTGTAGATATATATGCTTCAAGAACATCATTAACATCTGTATCTACAGTGTATGTAGCAGTTCCTGCAACTAATGCTTTTTCATTCAACTTAACTTTCCAAAGGTGAATACCTCTGTTGCCCCATTCTGAAAATAAAAGATTTAAACTTCTTCTTGCGCTACGTAAGTCATTCCCACTATTAGTCCGCATACCACATCGTTCGTATGC